CGGATACATAAGAAAATAGAACAGGTAAAAAAGCAAAGTATTCTTAATCTAAACTCACCCCAGCAACTTGTAGAATTGTTTTATTCAGTTATTAGATTTCCCCCACAGACAGATAAACATACGGGGAATCCTACGGTTGGGAAAAAGGCTCGGGGGGTTTTACTTAAATACGATGATGAGCGGTACAAAGAAGGGGTTGAGTTTATTCAACTGTTAGAAGATTATCAGCAGGTACAGACTATTGATAAAACTTTTGCGAGTAAGTGGCCTTCGTGGGTTCACGATGACGGGCTTATTCACCCGAATGTATTACAGCACGGTACTGTAACGGGTCGTCTTGCAATGCGTAATCCTAATTTACAAAATGTGCCAAGAAAAGTACAGGATACAGGTAGCGGTATAACTGCGTGGCAGTCAAGACATAACATTAAATCTTTATTCAAAAGTAAGTTTGACGGGGGTTTTATTGTTAATGCGGATTACTCACAGGTGGAACTTCGGGTAATGGCTTCAATTGCGAACGATGAGATTATGGTAGATGCCTACAAAAATGGTAAAGATTTACATACAACAACGGCAAAACTATTACATCCAGACTTTGACTCGGTTTCACGTGAGAGACAGGCCGCTTATAGGTATGAGGGTAAAACACATAACTTTGCTTCTGTGTATTCATTGAACAGAGAGTATTTAAATCTTTATCCTGACCTTGGTACTTGGGTGAACAGAACAATACGTAATGCGAAGAAAGACGGGTATACACAGAGTGCGTTTGGACGTAGACGTAGACTTCCTGAACTTCTAAATATGCACACACTTGATACAAACAATAACAAGTTACGACAGGCAGTAAACTTTTGTATACAGGCAACAGCACACGAAATGTTAATGCGAGCCTTTGTGAATGTGAACAAAGGTTTACGGGGAGCAGGATTAAAAAGCCACGTTGTCTTTGAAGTCCACGACTCATTGATTATTGACTGCCACCCTGCAGAGCTTGACAAAGTCGCAAACCTGTTGTATATTTGGATGAGGGATACGGCAGGACTGGATTGGTTTGTTGTGCCATTAGAAATAGACATTGAATACGGAAAGGATTGGGCGAACTTGAAAAAATACAAAAATGAAAGGAGTACAAATGGGTAATAATGTTTGGGGTCTGGTAGGTAGTAATACTATTACTGTAGACCTTGGTGGTGGCGAGGTTGTGTCGGTAGATATACAAGGGTATTCTGAAATAAGAAAATCTCTTGTTGAAGAAATGACAGAACTTCCAAGTATGTATGCGTATATTTATACACTAAAGGCGAGAGCGCAGGAAAGGCTTGGGGAACTTAAAAATGCTTTGAAAGCGTTTGAGGGGGATAAGAAAAAAGACCACAGGGAAAGGATTGTAGAGTCCAAGGGGAAAGTAACAATTTCTGAAGTAGATGCTTCCGTTGACTCTGACCAAGAAGTTATTGTGGAAAGAGAGTACGTAGATAAGTATAATAGTATAGTGACTATACTCGGTGGTATTTTGTCCGCACTTTCTATCAAAAAATCAATGCTTAAACAATTAGCGGCTCACGAAAGATATAGTTTGTCAATGTACTCAAACAATGAGGGGGAATAAAATGACAGATAACAACAGCAACTGGGATGCACTTATTAACAACCTTAAAGATGAAATGAGAAGTGAAGCAAGCTCTTCAAAGCAGGTGCTCACGTATCTTCGCTTCAAAGACGGGGACTCGGCTACAGTACGTTTCCTTCCCCCTGTGGGGGAATTGGACTCTGACAATACCCCGTTTAGAAAACTTCTTACTCACTGGGGTCTTGGCGCAAATGGCAGGGAAAGAATTTACTGTCCGAAAACTTTCGGGGGTAATGATTGTCTTGTATGTCGTGCTGTGAGTGAGGCGTATGACAGTGGTGACGAAGACGAGATTACCTTTGCTCGTAGAACGAGAGCAAGAAGTTCTTATATGTTTCAGGCATATGTAAGAGAAACAGGTGAGACTGTGCTGTGGGAAGTTTCCCATATGGTATATTCGAAGATACGGTCTTTCCTTACCAATACGCACTATGGCGCTCGTATCTTTGGTATTGATAATGGGTTTGATTTTGAAGTAACTCGAAAGGGCTCTGGACTTAACACTGATTATGAGCTTCTTGTAGTACCTCAGATGACCCCATTAGCGGACACCCCCGAAGAGGTCACTGCTATACTTAGTGGTAGAGTTGCTCTTAGTACCTTCTTCAAGAAGTATGATTTCACTTCTGAAGAGTTGAATGGTTTTATGGATGGTTCATTATCCCCCCACGAGACTCGCCTTGCGAAGTATTCAGCAGAAAACAATAACGATAGCGAGTAATAATGTCGTTAACAAAAGCACTAAAAGATGCTCTCGGGGACTCTGTAAAACTTGGTTCTGACCTTGCAAAGTTTCAAGGGGAAAGAACTTGGTATTCTACTGGGTCTTTCTCTCTGGACAAAGCAATTCACCCCTCTGGTAGGGGAATACCAGGGGGGAATCTTGTAGAGTTTTTTGGAGACCCTTCTTCTGGTAAATCATTACTTGCACTGTATGTTCTGGCTTCTGCACAGGCACAGGGTGGTACAGGGGTTCTAATCAATACGGAAGGTGCTCTTGAAGCGTCTCTTGCAAAGCAAGTCAATCTAAACCTTGACGACCTTTTTATAGTGGAGTCAATGACCTCAAAGAAGAAGGAAATACTCCCTGTGTATTTGAGTGATGTGTTTCACATCATTGAAGACATACAGGAGAAGGTACAAAAAATACACGGTAAAGACCATCCACTTGTAATTGTGTGGGACTCACTCCCCGCGACGAATACGAAAAAGGATTTTGGTGGTGGTGCTTCAAGGGAAGGGTCAAAAGAATATAACCCTATTCCAGACCAAGGACTTAAAGCAAAAAACCTGAGACAGTGGCTACACAGACTTACTCCCCAGATAGGTGGGACAAACACACTGTTGATTATGATAAATCACGTAGTTGCAAAGATAGCTTCAAATCCTCACGTACACTATGCGAAATCGAAAGTAGCCCCGGGTGGTAGTGGACCAAAGTTTAATTCACATATTAGACTTGAGTTTACAAAGACAGGTGCGAAGTCTTCCTTTATTTTTGAAAAAGGTAAGGAAAAGTTTGCGCCTATTGGTGAGACCCTTCACGTTACCGTTGAAAAGAATAGGATATCCGCACCGTACCAAAAAGCAGATATTGACTTTTATTTTAAAAGGGAAGGCGGGGTACAGATAGACTACTATTCTGGATACTTAGAGCGGCTAATAGCTTTAGATATAGTTGAAAACAAGGGCGGCTGGTTTAGTTTCAAAGATGAGGAAGGAAAAGAACATAAATTTAGAAAAGCCGACTTCTCAAAGACGATGGAAGAATACCCTTTCCTTCGTGAATTTTAACAAAGGAGTCTAAATTTTATGAAGAAAACAGTTGCCCTGATATCGGATATGCACTGCGGTCATATCTTTGGATTGTGCCCTGAACCGTATCAGATTAAAGAACCAAAGGATAAGGTAGGTTATCCTAATTTAGTAATGCTTAGTAAAGCACAGGCTGAAATGTGGGACACTTACTTGTCTTTTGTAGAGCCCTTTAAGGGTGTTGACCTTCTGGTATGTGTCGGGGATATGCTTGACGGTACACAGAAACATAGTGAAGGTTCAGAGTTAATTTCTCTTGCTTCAGACCCAGGTGTGCAAATAGATATGGCTGAACTTGCCATATCTCAATGGCAAGCAAAAGAAGAGTGGTACATCGCAGGTACTCCGTACCATTCTGGCAAGCGGACAGACTGGGAAGAACGGCTCGCAAAGAAGCGTAGTATAGTTACAAATGCACACTTCTCTGGCGAGAATGTTTTTGCAATAAGAGACGACGATACTGGTAATTCTTTTAAGATACACGCAAAGCACCACGTCGGTGGGTCGGCTACTCTTTATGGACAAGCCTCCCAGACAGATAAAGAAAGAGCAAGTTATCTTGAAGCAAGTTATATTGGTGGGTTTCCACACGTCGATTTGTTTGTAAGAGGGCACGTGCACAAGTACTCTTATGTAGAGTCAATCGGACCTGATGAACGAGTTACTGCGTCAATGACTCTCCCTGCGCTACAAGGACAATCAAAGTTTGGTATCAGACGTACAAAAACAAGAGTAGTACCTTTTGGGTTTGTTGTTCTTGTAATTGAAGACGGTAAGATTGTAGATAGAACAGTGAAGATAAAATATCTTCATTCAAGTATTCCGGAAGTATATACAGTATAGGGGTTAAAATGAAAAAAGAAAAAGAAACAATTGTAATACCAGACCTTGATGCTTTACTGGAAGAGTTGGATAGGTGTAAGTTTACTTCAGAAATTGAAGAAGTTCTTTTTGAGTATTACAATGAGTTTGCGAGTAGACGGGCTGTACCAAAACTTACTTTGTATATAAATGAAACATTTAACAGGGGGTTTACTCCCGACCAGATTGCCAGAAGAGCAAGAACTCTTGGACTTATATATGAATAAAAAAACACAAGATACAGAACAATTTGTAGTTGAGATTTGGTTTCAAAACGGTAGTACGTATGTATTTAAGACAGACTACTTATCAAAATCAGAATATAGAAGTTTAGTTGAGAGTGTATCAAATACAGATATCTCGTCGTTTACAGTGTCCGAAGAGGTCTTTGATGTACTTTACGACGGACGGAAAGTAAAAACTTTTATTACTGTAAAGAAAGACCAAGTTAATCTTGTAAAGATTTCACCAAAAAAGTTTGGAGAATATAATGGGTAAACCTATCAATATGGTTAGAGAAAAGGTGGTGCGTGAGTTTGTGCCAGACCTTCAATTGTCAGATGAGTATGTTAAAGAACTTGAGCAGTATATGAGAATGATTGTACTTCGGTCGGCAGACAGGTGTAGGAAGAACCAAAGAAAGCGGTTGCTGAAACAAGATGTATAATAAAACAATAGATACAGAACGTAGGTTAGATGCTAAAGATTATCCTATAATAAGTTATTCTGCATTTAAGTCAGCAAGGAAAAAAGCAAAAAAGGGGAAGATAGGTATATTCCCCGTAAAAATATTACTATGTAGGGGTAAAAATTATTCATCAAAACAAATTAAAGTGTGTTTTATTGTTATGTGTAATAGGATTAAAGTTTTACAGGAGTTTTGTGAGACTTTTTCGTTTCCTTTAATGTTAATACAGAAAACTAAAAAACAAAGATACGGGTATTTTCACGTAGTGTTGTCTGGTTATCAGGCAAACAAAATGGTTAAATTTTTGTTAGGGGAACTTGGTAGGTTTGGGAAGGGGTTGAGAGACTTCAAATGAAAGAACATTTTTTAGTAACTGCGGATTTACACTTTGATAATTACAAGTCTCTTGTACCTGCCGAAGTAGGTTCTATCAGTACTCGCTGTGAGGATGTTGGAAAAGTATTAGGCTCAATGAGAGAGTACGCAATAGAACACAATATACATAACGTCATTGTGCTTGGTGATATATTTCACTGGCAAAACAAGATTGAAGTCCCCGTGTTTAATTATGCGGTTAAACAGGTATCAAAGTTTGCGACACACGACATTGATGTGTACCTACTTGCAGGGAACCACGACCAGACTACAAAAAGTGGTGTGACAAATAGTCTTGAGAGCCTTGGGAGAGAACGGGTACATATAATAGATACACCTACAACACTTTTTGTGGGTAGTTATAACTGGGTTTTAGTTCCATTTTTACCTACACAAGAATATAGTAGTACGATTTTAAGTTTACTTGAGGGTCTGAAATTACAGCACACGAACAAACCAGTAATTTTGTTTACACACGTGGGTTTGGATGGTAGTCATTTAAACAACCAGACTATCGGACAGGAGAAGACAACGGTGTCTGATATACATACCGATAAGTTTGTTGCTGGATTTTTAGGACATTACCATAAGCCACAAAAGGTAAATAAAAATACTTGGTATGTTGGTGCTCCTCTTCAGCATAACTTTAATGATATTGAACAAGAACGTGGGTTTTGGGACGTAGCGTGTACGTACTCTTCTGGTTCTTATACCGCGGTACCTTCACTCATACCCCTTGACAATTTGCCAAAGTTCCATTATATTAAGGTAGAAGATTTTGAAGACACCAATATACCAGAACAAGATTTTGTAAAACTTATAGGGGCAACACAAGAAGAGTTACGAAAATTTGCAGACAGTTTACAAGTAGTTGGTGCAAAAGAAATGAAGAGTTCTGAAGCTGTTCAGAGGGTTTCTATGAGTCTTGGTGAGACTTGGGGGTCTCTTATAGATAAATATGTAGACTATGTAGGTAAAAATCTAACCCCCAAAGAACGCCAAAAGTATAAAAAGATAGGTTTAAAGTTATTTACGGAAAGTGGCGAAGAAGAATGAAATTCAAACTAACAGCAAAAAACTTTATGGCTTTTGGAAAAGACAAAGTAGTTGTTGACTTCTCTACCCCAGGAATTACTTTGATTAGGGGGGATAACAAGACCTCAAAATCAAAGGTTTCAAATGGTGCGGGAAAAAGTACCATTTTGAAGGCTCTTCTTTTCGGGTTATACGGGAAGCTTACCAAGGTTACAAAAGATAATTTGATTAACTCTGATGTTGGCAAAAACTGTACTGTTTCAGTAGAAATTACAAAAGAAGGTCACAATGCAATAATCACAAGGAATATTAAACGTGATGACGGGGTAGATGGGACTACTTTTACAGTAGACGGTGTTGACTGTCGCGGGGGAACAGAACGAGAGACTCAACAAAACATTACTCAATTTGTCGGAATTAGTCGTGAGTCATTTATATCTTCCGTATTGTTTTCTGCGGGTGAACAGTTCTCTTTTTCGGGGGAAACCCCGGCGAATCAGGATACTATCTTAACAAAACTATTATGTCTCGGGGACCTTGAAGTTGCCCGGGTAAGGGCAAGAGAGAAAAAGAAAGAAGTTCAAGATACGATTGATAAGCTTCACGGAGACATTTCTGGGGCCGTGCTTGTGGTTAAAGAGCTAAACTCTCAGTTAGGAGAAAACAAGTCTGTAATTGAGCGCTGGGAGGTTTCTCGGACAAATAGGGTAAATATGTTGGAACAGAAGTTAACTGTCCTTGAAACGACACACAGACAGGATAAAACTTCTCTGGACTCCTTATTAGAAAAAAAGTCTATACTTGAAGCAAAGTTTAATGAGTTGACACCAAAAGATATGCTTGAGCAAGATTATGAAAAGTTATTGAAAGACAAAGAACTTTTAAATAGTAAATTGAGTAGTCTTAAGCAGGAGATTGCAGTGGTGTCTGCGGGGCATAAAAAAATTACAGGTAAATTACAACTTGCACGGGGGATTTCAAAGGAAGCAAACTGCCCTGCTTGTGGCACACATCTTACAGATGACGCTCTTTCTACCTATGTTACTGGGCTTTTAAGTGAGGAAGTCGAGAGTAACAAGATGTATGAAGACTTAACAATACAGCAAGTTAAAATTAAAGAGCAGAAAATTTACAACAGCAACAAACTTGAACAAATAGATACTGTGTACCGTGAGTATGATTCCTATACTCGTAGTATAGAAAAAATTGAGCAGAAAGTTCCTGAGATTTATACACGACTTACCCAAATTAGTAAATACAGGGAAGATATTTCCGACGAAATTGATAGGGAACTGTCTCTTATACCCCCTTTAGACACAAGTCAAAAGAGCATTGAAGGAAAAATTAACACTTATACTACCCGGATTAAAAAAATTGAACAGAAAATAGAGAACGAGTATGAACCATACTTGTCTGTGTATGCCTTCTGGGAAGAGGGGTTTAGTAGTTCTGGTATACGTAATTTATTGATTGAAAGTATTTTACCAGAATTAAATAGGATAGCACAGCAGTATTCGGAGACCTTGACAAATGGCGAATTGCGAGTTATATTTTCAGCACAGAGTGAAACTCAATCTGGGGTTGTGAAAAATAAGATGACTGTTAATGTTTCTGATGTTTTTGGTAGTAATGATTACACTACGTCAAGTGGGGGGGAGCAGCGACGTATTGACCTTATTGTTAGTTTAGCCCTTCATAGTCTTGTTGCTTTACGACAGAATGTTGGTTTCTGTGTTATGGACGAGGTTTTTGTAAAGTTGGATGAGCGTGGTAGGCGAAAGGTGATGGAATTGCTCCGACTGCTTTCGAGTAAAATTGAATCTATTTTTGTAATATCAAATCAAAGTGAAATTGAGTCTGAATTATTTGACCAAACTTGGGTCGTTGAGAGGGTAAATAAATCAAGTAAAATAATAAAGGAGTTTGTATGAAAAGGACTATTTATGCTCATCGGTTTTGCGATGATTATATTGTGTTATCTGAAGTAGATACTAAATCTATATTTGAGCCGGGGGACATTTTATTTCTGTTTGTAGGTACTGGTAATGAAAAGTTTAGGGTATACTATAAACACCCAAAAGACTTTCTTATACCGGTTGTATTTAGCATTGACGGATATAACTCGGTATCAACCCTGTCCTTAGACAACATACCACGGATACGAGGGCACAACGAAATTTTGGATATGATTATATCAAATACCCAGACACTCTATGCGGTGGAGGAAGTACCAATTGAGTCTTTGGAGTTTAATGACATTTATGCGGATATATTAGAGCCGATACCTTTTTATAAACGTATGATAGCCTTTTTCCTACTTATGTTCTCAAAGGCTATTTGGAAATACAGAAGGTGGAAACTTTGCAGAAGGTTTGGTAGATAATGGCTTCTGTAGGGAAGGGCGCAAAAGCAAAGGGTTCTAACTTTGAAAGGACTATTGCAAAGCAATTAAACGAGTGGTGGGGTGAAGACGAATTATTCACACGAACACCCGCCAGTGGGGGCCTTCGGTGGCAATCACGTGAGGACGTGATTGGTGACATTTCTACCCCGGAAAATTTCACACATACTATTGAGTGTAAAAACAGGGAGGACTGGAAGCTTAAAGAATTTTTCTCTGAACAAATTGGAACAAAAGACGGGGGGAACATTGCGTGTTGGTGGTATCAAGCAGTGGACGAGGCAAGGAGAGCAAGACGTTTACCCTGGCTTATTATCAAAAAGAATTATGTTAAACCATTATTGATTTGGTCAAACAGGGATATTAAAATGTTTGTACACTATAGACGGCAGTTGAGGGACTACAGTGTCATAACAAGGATAAAACTTGAGGATGAGGATATGCGGGAACATACAGAGGTTCGTATATGCGGCTTTGAGATAGTTTTAAGTATATTAGACCCTAAGCATTTTATAACAGGATAGAAAGGATATATAATGAGATTAGAACAGATGCCTGAAATAAAGCAGAACATTGAGTCTGCTATTGATAAAATAAACGAACTTACTGAAAGCAAGACTCCGCTTAAATTTGAATGGAAGATTGAAGTTAACTATGACGACCTTTCTATTGATGTTCGTATTTTCCCAAAATATAAAGAAGTCGTTGAGACTACTAAATACGGGATTGAGGGAGAGCAGGGTACTTACCTGTTATCCAACCACGACGACGAGTAGGTGTTTTATGAGTTACATAGACACGCCAATGCGTTCTTTCTACTTATCCGATAAGTTTTTAGAGCAATATAAAGGAAAGCAACCCGACTGGGGGGAACTTGGTCGTGTTACATATCTCCGTACTTATTCTCGGTATCTCCCTGAAGAAAACAGAAAAGAAGAATTTTGGGAGACTCTTAAACGTGTAGTTGAAGGGTCTTTCAACCTACAGAAAAGACATTGTGCTATTTTGCATATACCTTGGGACAATGCTAAGGCACAGAGACGTGCACGGGGTATGTATGACAAGATGTGGAACTTTCGGTTCTTACCTTCTGGAAGAGCTTTGTGGCTTATGGGGACAGAATTTGTGGAGAAACACGGGTCTGCTGGATTAAACTCGTGTGCTTTTACTACTACAGCAAACATAGACGAATACCCTACAGACCCGTTTACTTGGGCAATGGGGGCTTCTATGTTAGGTCTTGGTGTAGGATACGACACAAAGGGTGCGGGACTGATAAGAATACAGGGGTGCGAGAAAAGTAAAAGTGGTATCTTCCTTATTGATGACTCAAGAGAGGGTTGGGTACTATCCCTTGAAGTGTTGTTAAATGCTTATCTTAAGGGCGAAACACTTCCAAGATTCGATTACACACTTATAAGACCTGCGGGAAAACTTCTAAAAAACTTTGGGGGCATTTCGGCGGGCTCTGCCCCTTTAAAGTTAATGCACAAAGAACTAATTGAACTTTTTGAGTCCCGTGTAGGAGAGGTAATTTCTTCTGTGGATATCACAGATATCTTTACAACAATAGCAAAATGTATTGTAAGTGGGAATATCAGGAGGAGTGCGATGCTTGCTCTGGGGGATTTCAACGATGATGGCTTCCTTGTAATGAAGCAAGACCTGAATAATCTAAAAAACAGGTGGGCGGCTAATATATCTGTTGTAGTACAAAATGGGTTTGACTACAAAAAGGCGGCCGAATTGTTTTTAAATAATGGAGAACCTGGGCTTATCTGGTTAGAGAATATACGAAATTATGGTAGGACGGCTGACGGGTTTAATCCAATAGATATACGTGCTGATGGTGTAAACCCTTGCTCGGAACAAAGTTTGGAGTCTGGGGAAATCTGTAATCTTGTAGAAACCTTCCCCAGTAAACACGACAGCTACAAGGAGTATGAAGAAACTTTATTTTATGCCTTGCTGTTTGGCAAGAGTGTTACACTACTTGACACCCATTGGGCTAAAACCAATGCTGTAATGCTTCGTAACAGGAGATTAGGTATTTCTCAGTCTGGTATTATAGATGCGTTTGTAAAACACGGTAAAAAGAATATGAGAGAGTGGTGTGATAAAGGATATAAGTTTTTACGGAAAGCCGATGAAGAAGTCTCCGATGCTCTTTGTATTCGTACCTCTATAAAGCTAACGAGTGTGAAGCCGAGTGGGACTATAAGTTTATTACCCGGGGTTTCTTCTGGTATACATTTTCCACATAGTAAATATTATATAAGAAGAATTAGATTTGCTGAGAACTCTTCATTGTTACCCGCCTTGGAAGATGCCGGTTACTTTATTGAAGAAGATAAGTACTCAAACAATACTGTCGTTGTGGAGTTCCCTGTGAAAACAGTAAACTATGATAGGGCAAAAGATGAAGTAACTATCTGGGAGCAGTTATCAAATGCGGCGATGTACCAAAAATACTGGGCAGACAATCAAGTTAGTATTACAGTCACCGTCTGTGAAGAAGAAAAAGACCAAGTTGTTGTAGCATTGGAGACGTTTGAAGACCAGTTAAAAGCCGTGTCTTTTTTACCTTTAACAGAACACGGGTATGTACAAGCACCTTATGAGGCAATAACGGAGAAAAGGTATCTTGAAATGAAATCAAAAATATCAAAGGTAAAGTTTACTGGTGTTGTTGATATTGCTGACGGTGAACAATTCTGTACAAATGACTCTTGTACACTTGACGTAAAATAGATTGGTTGGTGTTATGACTAAAAAAGATATAAAAACAGAACTTGGAAATGAAGATATTCTTGATGAAAAACGGTTGTTCTTACTTTTGTTAGAATACCAAGATGATACACTTCATCACAAGGTACGGAAACAAAAGAAAGAAGAAATAATTATAGGGCTATTCCCAATAGCTACGAGTCTGGCTTGGAAATATCAAAATGCTAATTTAGAGTTATTGGAAGAAGACTTATTTCAAATCGGTATTGAGAAGATTATTAAGATGATTGACTTGTGGAGCCCCGAAAGAAAGGGGACTATTGGTGGATTTTTTAGGATAGGTGTTGAGAATCAGTTTAAGTCTATTTACACCCGTACAAAGAAACGATACCTTGATACTACAAGTTATGAAGAAGATTCTCTCGGGGACTCTTCTGTATATTCTGTACATTCTTACGAAAGTATTGTTGACATCAAACGTTTACGGAGGGTTGGTGAAGGAATCTTCACGGGGGACGACCTTGAAGCCTACAATATTTCTATTATGTGGATATTGTCCTTGCGAGGAAGTTATTCCAAACTACAACAATACTTAAGACAGAAGTTTGGGTTTACATATCAAGATGCGGCACTCATTTTAAACCACGCAATCATATCTATTAGGATTGAGACAATATCAAAAACCCCCTTGTACACCAGAGACGAAGCATTGCTTGAGAGCTCAAAGACAAGTTTGTTTTCTCGTCTGTGCCTACTGCTTGAAGATAATAAAGATAATAACTATTCGTTTAACCAAATTCTTACTTTGTTCCAAGGTATGAATATAAAAATCCCTGGAATTAAAATAGATGTACAGGAGGTCGGAAATGGGTAAAAATATAGACATAGAAGAAATAGATGAACGGACAGATGAACAAAAGGTACTTGACAAACAGGCAGAGTTTGAGTATAATCGGGAAAGACTTCGGGACTTTGCAAAGCCGAACTGTCATAAGTGTTATGGTACAGGTAGACTTGGTTTCATCAACACCGAAGATGGTGGTAAGGTTGCTATACTTTGTACTGCAAAAGGTTGTGCTCTTCATCAGGTACAAATTACACGCCGCTTAATGCAGAAAGAAGAGTCAAGAAGAAAAGCAGAAGAACGTGAAAATAGGAAGAAAGAGCGAGAAGAAAGGCAGGTAGATACTGATGAAAAAGAAAATACTTAAAGTTCTTTTTGGTGGTGGTAGTATTAAATTCTCAATAACTGGGACTACTTTCCCCTGCTATAATGGTGACTTTATTGAAAGGCAGGAAGTTCTTGCCTATGTAAAGCGGACTACAGATGAAGGAAAGACACTCCCACTTGTATTTGTAAAAGAACCCGATAACAAATACGACACAAATGCTATTCGTGTTGAATTAACTGACAAATCAGATATTGGTTATATTCCCCAGAAAGATGTTACAGTTTCTTTTTTATCAAGGGAAGGGAAAGCAGTATCACATACAGTATCTTGCCTTGGTTTAAATAGTATACTTCAACAAGTATCTATCACGGGAGAGTTGCTTCGTGTTACTGGTGGCGTAGACGGACTTTCCCGTGGTGGTGTTGTCCGAGTTTGGTTGCAAGAATGGTAGAGCGTAAACGGGGATTGACCCGTTCTGAGTCAATTATAAGACAAGGAAGAGCTTCACGGACAAAAATAGACCTTGATGAAGAAGTACTCCCAGGATTGACACAGAAGTCTCGGCTAAAAATACTCGAGTCAATTCAGTCTTTTGGGGACTTCCCACTTGAAGACCCTAGAAGTGCTATCGCATACATCTACTCAATAATTGCTCGGATAGAAGAAGAGTATACAAAACTTGAGCAGATTTATGAAGAAGAGGGGGATACGGTAAAAGGGATAAAAAATAGAATAAATATTCTAAATACTTTATCTACAAATGTTAACAAACTCGTTAAAAGTATGGTAGACCATCAGAACATCAAGGAATCACGGCAGCGACAAGAACTTATGACAATACAAGAACATTCCGCTATACTTGAGGCAATTATGTCTGCGTTTACTATTTCATTATTGCAGGAGGGGTTGTCCGAAGATGTTCGTATATCTATCTTCAAACGATTCAAGGACATACAGGGACAATACCCTGTAGTCACAACTGACCTTGAGCGTATAAAGAAACGGCTTTACGGTACACCCGAAGAACTTATTGATGTAGAAGTTGAAGCAATACTTGTAACTCAAGATGAAGACCCCGAGCTTGTTTATGAAGCCGCCTTAAAAATGTTATCAGATGATAGGGAACAAAATGGAAAAAAATCAGATAAGTAAAAAACCACTTGTATCAGTAAGTGACGTTGCTGATAGACTTCTTGCGTCTGCTGGTATTGGTAGAGACGGAGAAGTGATTGTTTGGGATTATGAGCCTGTAAATATTGTGCAATTTATAGAAGACCCGTACTATCTCAATCTGAAAGAGTCGGTTAGGCAAAATGTTATGGATGACCTTGTTACACTATTTGGTACTGACCCAAAACAAGTTAAACCAAACTTTAATTATGCTATCTTTTCAGAAGCCGTTGGTACTGGTAAAACATTTCGTATGGGGTGTGCCGCTGTATACCAAGTGTATAAACTTCTTTGTTTAAGAGACCCCATACGTTTCTTTAATACATTAGGGATACAAGGACAACCAAAACTTGCAAGAGATAGTAAACTCGCTGTACTACTTATGGCGGTTACCGCAGAAAATGCCCGTAAAGTTATTTATACAGAAGTTGGAAATAAGATAGCAAACTCGCCTTGGTTTAGAGAACACTACCCACCAGAACCTCACGTTAAAACTGAAAGACAATTTGACCCAACCCCAAGTGATTACAGAAAAAGAACAGATAGGGTGTATAAAAATATTTTTATAATCCCAGGGTCATCTTCTGAATACTCCGCTGTAGGGTATAATGTTATACTCGCAGTAATTGATGAGGTGACCCTGTTTGAAGATATAAAAGACGCATCACTTACAGGCGGTGCGAGTGTGAATGACCAAGCGGAAATTGTGTATAGTACGCTTAACTCTCGTATTAAGTCTCGCTTTCTTAATCACGGCTTACTTGTTACATCTGGAAATCCAAAACACACGGAAGACTTTCTTGAAAGACATATTGCGGACTCTGAAGGACGTAAAGATACTTATATTATATCAAGGAGGCCTGTATGGAAGTCAACACTACCTGACTTTGACCCCGATGCAACCGACAGACGTGGAAAAATTATATATCCACATTTTTGGTTTCATCTTGAACGGTTGGAGGTAGTTAAAGAACAGTTTAGAAATCTTCCAGGGGTTATTCCGATACCTATGCAATTCTTTGATGACTTTAAGCGTACTCCTGAAGTTGCAAAAAGAGACCTTGCTGGGTATCCTACATCTGCCGTAGGTCGTGTTATTTCTGACCCTGACCTTGTATTTAAGAATGTTAATAGTGATAGAGACATCCCAATAGACCCCTCATTGGCAAGACCGTCCCCACCTAAAAACTATATTGAACCTTGGTTTAAGAGACGTGACCTTGCTTGGCACGGTATTCATATAGACCTTGCTGAAGTTAAAGATAAAGCAGCTATGTGTTTATCACACCCTGTAGGACACGACGAGAACGGGGAAGTGCTCATTTACACAGACTTAATCTTGACATTTCAAGGAAGTCCTGATGACCCTGTAAATCCCGAAGAAATCTACAAGTGGATACTCTTCTTAAGAGACGAGTTAAATATTCCTATTGGGAAAATTACAGCAGATAAACATCAGTCGTCCTATTTGTTACTTCAGTTAAGGGCTTCTGGGTTTGAGACAGGGATATTGAGTACTGATACGTCAAATGACCCTTATGATGAACTCATACAGGCTATACGAAGTGGTAGGCTTGATTACTATAATCATTCGTTGGCAATTCAAGAGTTAACCAATCTTGAAAGGCGTAAGGGTAAATATGACCACAGTAGGTCATTTTCAAAAGATGCGTCAGATGCGTGGGCTGGTTCAGTATATAATAGTATAAGGCTTGCAGAAATCTCACCTCCCCCTCCTTCTTGGGAAGATGCAAGTAAACGGGGGAGCAGGGCAATTATAATCTAGGGAGAAAAGATGAGTAATAAACAACCAAAAGAAGAATCAAGAGCATTTGTTATTGAACAAGATGATGGACTTGATTTACTTGATAACTTCGGGTTACGGCGGTTACGTGAGAAAGAACGTAATCAAAGAACTCTTGTGGAGAAGTTTTACACAAAGGTAGAAGATGATGAGAGTGTAAATATTTCTGATTTACCTACATCTAACCAGATAGAAGAGACCGCTCGTGGCGAGTACATAAAGAAGCCATACTCACAAAGTACTCTCTCGTCGTATATAGGTATAAGTCCACGTTTAAAGTCTTGTTTAAGGGCGATGGTGGATAATACAGTAGGTCTTGGTACTGAGATAATGCCTACAGGTTCCCCTGACGTTAAACGAAGTGATTTAACAAAGGAAGAAGAAGCAACGTTTGTAGAACAAAAAAAGAGCCTACTTAACTGGCTCAATAGGATTTGTGGGAATGGTGTAGACTTCCAAGGGGTTTGTGAAGAGGTTACTCGTAACTATATAGGGTTAGGGGAAGCCTTTATTGAGGTAATCCCAGACGCAAGTGGTAAGACTTACCAGATAAAGTCAGCAAACCCCGAAATAATCTTTGTAGGAATAAACAAAGATAGGTATATTGCTGTCTCTGGTGGTAACAAGGTATACTTTAGGAAGTTTTGGGAAGAAGACCCACAACCAAGGCGAGCGGATGACTTTACAACGGGAAGTGTTTCTCTTCAAGAACAGGCGACAAAGTTAATTCACTTTAAAAAAGGTAATTTTGAATCAACTACTTATGGTGTACCCGGGTGGCTACCAAGCATTCCTGCTATATTAGGGGCACGTGCCGCTGAAGAGCGAAATAAAAACTTTTTCGACAACGATGCCGTACCCCGTATGGCTGTGCTTATTTCTGGGGGTACACTTACAGATGATACAATTGAAGCTACTCGCAGTTTCTTTAAGAAGGGACATCGTGGGGTTGAAAACTCAAATAGAGTTCTAATACTTGAAGTAACGGGACTTAACCCGAACCAGATGAGTTACAAACCACCCACGGTAGAGTTAAAACCACTTACTCTTGGTAAAACAGAAGATGCGTCTTTTCTAAACTATATTGAGGCGTGTAATGAACAGATAAGAGAATCTTTTGGTTTTGGTAATCTATTTCTTGGGACAATGAAAGATGTAAATAGGGCCGCCGCATTTACAATGCGTGAGACTTCTGTTAATCTTATATTTAAACCTACAGGTAGGGAGATATCAAGGAAACTTAATCAAACTTTACTGTATGCGTGGATGGAAGAAGAAAACCTTGATGAAGAATCCTGTCTTGTAGAGATTGGATTTAAGTACCCGAATACACTCACACAGCGTGACCTTGCTGGAATTTACAAGGACTACGCCACGAGTGGGGGACTTTCCCCAAATGACCTTAGAGAAAACTTAGGACTTGATAGAGTAGATGCAGATTGGGCAAATATACCTGCGATATTTACACTTGGGTCTATACAAAGTTCGGGCGATGATGTTGAGCCAATTGTAGATTACACGGAGGGACTTGACGAAAATTAGTACTGTCCCCCCCTTGACAATCCTGTCCCGTCACCGTATATTCGGGATTGGGGCAGGGTTGTTGACAAAACAAATGAAAAGGGGGTTATAACTGCTTATGAAAATCTATAAAATCACGGGACAAACGAGTATTTATAAGGCTAAAAATGAGTCTGACGAGTCTAATGGAACTTAAAAAGGGGGCAAAATGAAAACAAAAATCTTAACCTACGACACCCGAAAGGGTAAACAAATACTTGCGGGAAGCGTAGATGACCTTACACATACCTTTATTAAGAAAGTTACATCAAAACATTTCTTTAAAAAAACACAGTCTTATGCCATACAAGAAACTGTTATTGAGCAACTAAAAGAACTCGGTATAACTACAATAAAAATTATAACACCCGCCTCTATTTATATGAGTACTCTTGACATTTGGCTTGACCCTTGTATAAAGGTATTAGACTACGGACACGGGAAGCAAAGGTTCCTCCCCATAAAGTATATGAGACGTATTCCAAAGTGACCCCTTGACAATTTCCAACATCAGTGTTATATTCGGGGAGAAGTGCTTGACTCAAAACGAAAGGAAAAATTATGCCAAAGCCAATTGAAAGGGGGCCAATGGTTATGTTTACAGCCCCCGTGTTTTCACTATCGGCAAGTGATATTGCTCGTGTCGGATTTAATACAAAGTATCTTACTGCATATGACGTATCAATAATTGCAAGGAAACTAACATCTAATCTTATAGACGAGTACAACGAAGAACTGACCCGGACGTGCAAAGACCTTGGGCTTACACAAAAGGGGGGTATAAATGTCACCTAAAATGTATACTGCTTTTGTGTGGTGGAAGAACGGCGATACCGAAGAGATAGATGTATACGGCGAAAATAAAACTGACGCTCACAGTAGAGTTGAAATTATACTTAATTGTGACTATGAAATAGACTGGGAAATTGTTGAAATAAGAGAACAACCCCCGGGATTTTTGGGGGAGTTATAATGATAGTAAGTCTTATATTTTCTCTCCTATTCTCTCTGGGTCAGGGTCAATCAGGGGCTTGTACTGTTAGTTGGTACGGCGGATACTTCCACGGCAGGTTAACAGCCTGCGGTGAAGTCTATGATATGAATGAGTTGAGTTGTGCCCACAAGGAACTCCCTATGGGTACAATTGTACAATTTTATTACCCTGAAACAGAGCGGGGGCTGACACTCATAGTAAATGATAGGGGTCCGTATATAGATGGACGAGACTTTGATTTTTCACGAGCTGCATTTGACTCCTTGTTTAAAGACCTCGATATTGGTGTTGCTCATAATGTTTCGTATGTAGTGGTGGGTAGAGAAATACGACCCACAATGAGATATAATTTATAGGGGTGTAATATGCCAAACTGTCCAAAGCAACCTACAAGAGAATCAAGTAAACAAGAAATATTAGACTACCTTGTTTACCAAGACGAGAATGTACAAAAAACACTGAGGAAGCTGAACAAATATGTAGAGAGGCTTGAAAAGGCAAATGACCTTTTTGACGAGCTTTATGGAAAGAAACTTTAATAAAGGGGAAAAAATGAAGAAGACAATAATGGTGCTTTTAGCGGTAGTAGGGTTGTCCTTTGCACGGGGTGGCGTGATGGACGGTACTCTTTATTGGGGCGACGCAAATGCTGTATATCACGACGTTCTTAATACCGGGTGGACTTGTACCTCCAACATTCAGTACGAGAGTAATTTTGGCATTGCGGGTGGCGGTATATGCTACATTGTAGGCTACCCTGGAAGAACCTTTGGTTACTCTGACCTGTACTATGCAGGGACAGACGATAATGATACTTTCCGGGTACTTGCTGCCGTTGGCGCGGTAGGTAGGGTCAGCAGAGGAGCAAGCTGGAGTTCTAATACACTTGTTATTGCCTTTGAAGACTGTTTTATTGTTGTGTCTACAAGTACTTGTAGGTATGTAGAAGGCCTCGTGGTGGGGCGGGGACAAGTCCAAGACGGTATTTCTTACCTAGTAAACAATTCGCTTGTCGTTCCTTATTAAAAGCCGGGGTGTAGACTATGCGAAAAATTAACAAAGTAGTTATCCACCACACAGAGTCAAGGGGCGGGGATAAAGAGTTTATTAGATATCTTCACGTAGATAGGAATGGTTGGTCTGATATTGGTTATCACTACATCATTACCAATGGCAAGATGAATGGTAGTTGGGAAGCAGGTAAAGACGGCGAAGTACAAATAGGTAGGCCCATTGAGAAAATGGGGGCTCACGCAAGAGGTTCAAACAAGGGTACTATGGGAATAAGTCTTGTAGGTACTTTTATGGTAGATAAACCTACACCGAAGCAGATGTCAAGCCTTGTGAACTTTCTTGCGGACTTTTGTGTCAAATTTGACTTAGACCCGCTACGGGACATTGTAGGGCACAGGGACGTGGGCAGTACAGACTGCCCCGGAGATAATCTATACGAACAAATGCCTACTATTAGGGCGATTGTTTACGGAATTATTCGCCACTTACAAGAGAGAAGAAAAAGTATAAAAGTAAAGGAAGAGGACTGATATGACAAAAAAAGGAAAGCCAGAGGGCGTTACAGTAAAACTTATTTTTGAAGAAGACGGCGTGGTGCTATTACCAATTCCCCGCCACACCCTTGAAGAATTAAGCTGGAAGGCCGGGGGACGAGTGTGAAAGAAGTTAAACACACACCCTTTGATGTGGGCTGGGTTTCTTCTTCTGAAGGCGGTTACACCCAGAAAATCTGCTCAACTTGTGGGACAGTTGCAAAGCCCAAAAAACATACGGGCGGTAGTTTTCTTTCAGAGTTGGTGTTGTGGGGAATATTCCTTTTCTTATCTGCATTTTTTCTACCCCTGATACTCGCCCCAATTATTTACACTTTATGGAGGCAATCTACACAAAAGAAAGTTTGCCCTTCTTGTAACGCCCCCAATATGATTTCTCTTGATTCACCCCTTGGTTGTAAACTTCAAGAGCAATACGACACTGATATAGAAAAAGATAATGTAGGAGTACCTTTTGAAGTATTACATAACCCGCAAAGGCAGAAAGAAGATAATAGTGTTTAAAAACTTTTTTAGCGCCCCTCTGTGGAGTAAGATTTCTCTTTTGAGTTCACGGTATTGGTTCAAGGCCAAGTATTACTGTCAGTCCCAGTTAAAATATAAACTGATAATAACTTCCCTTGATAAAAATTGGTGTGATAAAGACGGGGTAATGTTACACGCTTGTTTCCAACTCCTTGTAGACTTCTTTGAGAAAGAGCAAGCAGAAAGTATGAATGTATTTGAGGGCGATGACTTTATACTTAAAGACCTTTATACTTGGTGGACACAGAAACGAGCAGAGAGAGACGACCCGTTTGCTGATAAGTGGTTTAATGGTGTTGAAGCACCAAAACATAGTTTTATGAGTTCACTTGAACGTTACAAGAGTAATCTATCCGCTATAATTAAACAGGATAAGGCTTATTTTCAAGTACTTGAAGAGTGCGCTGAAAGAGAACGATGTTATGAACAAGAGGACCAGGATAAACTACTACAACTTATATCATTACGAAATAGATTGTGGACATAGGGGAATACAAATGAATAAGATAGCAAAGTGTTACTTTTGTAAAGAAGTAGTATACGAGGACAAAGACGATGTATCCCCGCTTCGCTTTTGTACTGTAAAGTATGGGTTAGTTTGCAAGAACTGTTGCTTCGTGTGTATGAAAGACTTAATAAAACACGATGCTTTTGATGGGTGCGGCGAACAGAAAGTATGGTAAAAGAATTATGAAACTATGGTTGTTAGAGAGTTTAGGAGACAGTGCGTGTAACCCCTGGGTACCTTGGTACGACAAGTGCTTCGGGTTTATTATTTCAGCAAAGACTGAAAAAGACGCAAGAGAACTTGCGGACTTCAAAGGCGGTTGTGAAAATACGGGGAAAGAGGGGGTAAGACCTTGGCTTGACCCTAACCTTTCTACTTGTAAAGAACTGAAAGCAAAAGATTATGATAAAGAGGAAGTGGTAATGTGGGACTTTCACGGTACAGGTTGATAAACAAATAATGAAACAAAACAAGTTTGTGTATGTTTTTGTTTCACTCTAAAAAAGGAGGGACACATTGAAAGACGGAAAGTTTATAAGGAATAAAAAGTTTTATACAGGAATTGTGTATGAGTGGAACCTACCTGCCGGACATACCTGCCCTTTTGCAACAGAGTGTAAGACGAGTGTTAATAGGGAGACGGGAAAGTTTACAAAAGCAAAAGGATACTTTAGTTGTTATGCCGCAAGAAGTGAGCGCTTTCCTGTTGTAAGAGAGCACAGGTGGGATAACTTTAATCTTGTTAGAAATGGTGGTACCCCTATAATTCCAAAGAAAGCAAAACATATACGCATTCACGCAAGTGGTGATTTTTACTCTCAAGAGTATTTTGATATGTGGTTGCAAATAGCAAAGGACAATCCCTGTATTCGCTTCTGGGCGTTCACAAAATCTATACAGTTCTGGTTAAACAGAAGAGACTCGATTCCTCGGAACTTCATACTAACAGCAAGTTACGGCGGGAAGTACGACGACTTGATAGAGAAGTATAACTTAAAAAGTGCTCGTGTCTATTCAAGTGAACAAGACATACCAAAGGGTATGCCAATAGATACTAATGACGATTATGCAAGAATACCGAATGTTTGCTTTGCACTGCTTGATAATAATAAAGTAAAGAAACAAAAGCAAAATCTTATTAAAGATGCAATTTAATCGGGGTAAAAAATGAATATAGGATACCAAGTAACTTGTTTATACGCAGGTAGTGAAGTTACAAACAGAGTTTAGTTTGTTAAATATGAGAATGGGCCGCTTGTGTGTTAGTATAGATGAAGTAATAAAAGATAACAAGAAAGGAAACCAAAAATGAAATCACCCCGCGATAACAATGGTAAGCACATTTCATTAGAAGAAATAGAAAAAGCCACAAATACTTTTGAGGGCTGGGGAGAGGTAGTAGAAGAGTTGGCGATGGCGTGTAAAGGAAATCACGAACTAATAAAAGAATTTATGTCTATGGTGAGGTTACTTGCTACAAGATTGTCTGCTCTTGAAATAGTAGTTAATCACTTAGAAGAAGGGGGTTATGATAATGAAAAGTCTTAAAATAGAGAAATGCTTGATAAATTAACTATTAAAGGAGAGTAGTGTGGGTAAGTGGGAGAAGAAACCCCCAAGATATAACAAAAGAGTATGGCTGAATCCCGAAGATAGTGCAAGTTCGGGGAGTCTTATATGTTTTGACGGTTTTGTTGTCAACTTTTTCAAAAGTGATATTTTTAAGTTGTAAACAAGTTGTATACAAAAAGACAGATTATTCCCGGAAGGGACGAAAAGAGGGTGATTAAATGAAACAAGAGCTAACAGAGAAGTTATTCAACGACTTCCCCCTCATCTTTAGACAGAAAGACCTGTCTGTAACCGACACCTGTATGTGCTGGGGGGTTGACTGTGGCGACGGTTGGTTTGATTTAATACATTTACTATGCGGAAAGATTAAACTCCTGTCAGACGCTACGGGAAGTACCATAGAAGCCACGCAGGTTAAAGAAAAGTATGGGACCCTTCGCTTCTACTTCTCGACACAAGTTGGTAAGGGTTCTCAAGATGATTTAGAGTTGGTAGATAGTATAATCTCCGATATTATTCTTCACGCAGAACTTGTGTCAAGTCGTACTTGTGAGGTGTGCGGAAAGCAGGGGACACTTTCTACCAACACCGGTTGGTACAAAACACGTTGTACCGTTTGTGGGGGCGGTGAAAAAAGCATTGTGGAAGATACGATTAAAAAAGGAGTAATGATGGAATACAATATAATCTACGGGGATTGTTTAGAAGAAATGCGAACAATGGAAGATAACTCGGTTGATAGTATAGTTACCGACCCACCTTATGGACTGTCATTCATGGGTAAGAAGTGGGATTATGATGTGCCAAGTGTTGAAATATGGAAGGAATGT